CCTACACGAACGAGGACGTCTTGACCGCGCAGCTTTGGTTTATGATCACGAGCCAGGCTTGGGCCGCTGACGACACCTTGAGGATCGGGCTCGTCAACCAAGTGAGTACGGAGTCCTGGGAAACCTATCAGCTCACCGCAGCGCCCGACTATGGCGATGCGAGCTACACCTATCTTGATACCGAGGCGACGACGGCCTGGACCTCGCAGTGGTTCCTCTCGACCCTCTCGTCGCTGTCCGACGCCGTCACCGATTCCGTTCCGGCATCTGAGGTCGGCAGCGGCTCCTGGGCGCACGTGGATATCACCCCTCAGGGCGAGGCACTGGTCGAGGATGACGATACCGACGGAGGTCTGTTGCTCACGGTGAAGGCGGATAGTGGCAGCGAACAGCTCCAGATTTATTCTCAGCGCGGCGGCAATGCGGATTCGATGTGGTTCGTCGTGTTCTTTGTAGAGGTGGACATCGAGTAACGACAGCGAGGTTTATGTCATGATGGCGGAAATCGCGGAGGTAGCGAAGCACGAACTACGGATTTAGAGGCAACGGCAGATTGACACCAATGGAGATGCACATGAACGGTGAAGAGTATAGAAGCTTGGACGGAAAATTAGATCGGATTCACGAGAAGCTGGACAGGTTTGTAGATGTTCAGGCCGCCCAGCAGACGGCGATTGAGAAGGGTGAGCAGCGGCACGAGTTGATTGTCAAGCCAATGAAGGCCAAGGTCGAGCAACATGATCGTATCTACGTAACGGTCACAACGCTTACCGGTGGCGCAGTGATCATCTTGGCCGTCATCAAGGGCGCGGCCGTACTGGGCTGGATGTAGCGGGGAAGACTGTGATCGGAGGCGTTGGCCAAACTCACTAGGGCCAAGATCAAGGAACTGAACCAGCTTCGCGCTGAGATCCAGTTTCCAGGTACGCCTGAGAACGGCTACGGGGATGCTGGGCTGTTCAAGTTCTTGCCCTATGTCTACACCAAGGACAGTCACGACAAGCTCAACCCGGTCAAGCCCCTGCTTGGCCCCGGCGACGACTACGCCATCATTGTCTTCCTGTATCTATTGGCGTTCTCCGACGTTGCCTTTCCCAAGTCCCGGCAGATCCGCATGTCGTGGATCAACTGCGCCTATGCCCTGTGGCACGCGATGTCTGGGCCTTACCGCCACGTTGTCTACCAGACCAAAAAGGACACTGACGCCCAGGCGCAGACCACGTTGGGGTCCAATGACCCCGGCGGCGGTCGGATGGACTTCATACTCCAGCACCTACCTGACTGGCTCAAGGATCAGCACATCGCGTCTGGGCGCGGCAACGCAGTCGGTGCGCTGAACTTCACCCCACATGCCTACAGCCCGAGCGGCGACACGATCCCGTGGCAGGGCAGCAAGATCAATGCGATCCCGCAGGGCGGCAAGCAGATCCGGCAGTACACCCCGTCTTTGCTGATATCAGACGAGTCCGCGTTTCAGGAGGAGTATGCCGCTGCGATGACGGCGGCCGAGCAGGCGCTCAAGGGTGGCGGCCAGTCCATCAGTGTCTCCACGGTGGAGCACGGCTCTGCTTTCAACGACATGGTGTTGGACATCAAGGGCGGCGGGGACGTGGCGCACACGGGCATCCCCGAGATCATCCAGCGCGGCATGGACTACTTGGGTGTGAAGTGGCAGCCGGGGATGCGGGCGTGGACGACCACCGGGGATGTGCGTGTCTTGGAGGTCAAGTACAACGCCGACCCGAAGAAGGACCCCGAGCGCGAGGGCGCGGCCTGGCTCAAGGAGGCCGTGAAGGGCAAGGCGTACCGCGGGGACTTTGACTCCATTGCGTGGCAGACGGAGATGGAGATCAACTATGGCGCTGGCGGCGGGCGCAAGGTGTTTGAGTTCATCAAGCCCGGAAGCCCCATCTACATCGACGCCTTTAAGCCCGGCCAGATTAAGCGGCGAATGACCTTCTATGCGGGCTATGACTACGGGACCAGCAACGCCTCGGCGTTTGTGGTGTGGGGCCTGGACAAGGATGGCAAGGCATACGCGGTGTGGGAACTGTACGAGCCCGCACGGAACCTGAAGACCCATGTGGCCAAGATGATGATGTGCCCATACTGGAGCGACATCCAGTACATCATGTGCGATCAGTCGATGGGATACAGGCAGAACCGGGACTCCAAGAGCGGTGGCCTGCGGACCCTGACAGACGACTTCGCCGACGAGGGTGTGATCATGTCCCCCGGCCGCCGCGGCGTTGATCTGGCGGTCGCAGAGCGGTTCAAGGCCACGTACTGGCTGAACCCCGACGAGCCCAAGGCGTTCATCACCAAGGCGTGCCCGATGCTGTGGTGGGAGGTGTGCAACCTGCGGATGCGGGAGCACCTGACCGCGGCTGTGGCTGCGCGGCATAACCAGCCCGAGGAGATCAAGCAGAAGGACAACCATGCGTGGGACGCCACGGCGGCGCTGTTTGATTTCCTGCCCAACGCCTTCACCCCGCCCGAGAAGCGGCCCCCCGGCCCCGGCACGTTTGGCCATGCGGCCAAGGAACTCCAGATGATTGCCGACAAGTCCCGCCGCAAGACCGGCGGCATACAGATAGGCGGATACCGTGACTGATGCAGCAGTGGTTACCAAGAGGGGCGCGGCGGCCAGGGTGCTGTGTGGCAGCCTGTGGGAGGTCCCGTGGGCCGAGATCGAGACGCACCCGATGGCCAGGGTCATCTACGACTCCGGGGAAATAGAACTGTGTTGGGTTGAGGAAGAGCCAGGCAGCTTGGTCATCTTTTTAGAGGTAGATCCCGATGAGTGAGACGAAATACGTCCAGATCCCCCGCGATGCCGATGACTTTGTCAAGGACTGGCAGGAGGAGATAGACCGGGGCATCAAAGCCCGCAAGGCTGACGAGAGGCTGTGGAAGCAGAACGAGGACTTTGAGGACCTGAAGCAGTGGCCTTCTGGCGTGGGGACACTTGACTACGGCGTTTATGATCAGGTCACGGTCAACAAACTCGGGGCCTACATCCGCGATTATCGCGCCGACGTGGCCTTCAACGACCCGATGCCCAAACTGGTGCCGCGGACTTCTGACGGCTGGGAGCCCATGACGGTGCCCGTTATAGGTCCCGACGGGCGGCCGAAGCAGGACCCCGAGACTGGCGAGGTCATGGTCCGCAAGGTGGTCAAGGCCAAGGTCAGGGAGTCCCTGCTGAGGGGGATTGTGTCGCAGCCGATGTTCGGCTTGCAGGCGACGAACTCCAGGCTGGTCAAGGCGGGCGTGCTGGCAGTGGGCTACCTGAAGACCGGGTACATGCCAGATTTCAAGACGCTGCCCGAGCCGGAGGGCGACCAGAAGATTGACATCAAGGAAGACGGCTCGCTGGACCTGTCGAAGTTTGAGCGCAACAAGATTGATGGGTCGCTGGTCCCCAGGGCCAACGGCACCGGGCTGGTGGAGACGCGGGACCTGCCCGTGTACGACGACTACTTCATTGACTGGGTGCCGTACCGGAACATCATCACTGACCCCGACGGCGGCAACGACTGGCGGGATCACCGCTGGGTGGCCGAGGAGTACGTCAGGACGTTGGACGAGGTCAAGGAAGACCCCCTGTTCAAGAACACCGACGACCTGCGCCCGAGCGGGTTCAGGGGCAATGAGGATAACGAACCCGAGTGGAACGTGACGCCGCAGAACTGGAAGCCCTACGACGATGACGGGGAGATCAGCCGCCGGGATATGCTGGTGCGCTACTGGTGGATCTACGACATGGTCAAGAAGCGGGAGTACGTGGTGGCCGACGGCTACGGCAAGTGCCTGCGCGACGAGGAATATCCTGAGTGGATGTGGGACCACCCCTACGCTGACTTCCGGCCAAACGAGCGGATAGGCGGCACGGGCAAGTTCCTGCCTCGGCCGATAGCCTGTGACCTGGTGCCGGTCAACCAGTGGTACAACCAGTTTAGGCAGGCCGAGTTTCGGGCGGGCAAGTCGTCCACGCCGAAGGTGCTGGTGCGCGAGGGCGCGATGGACAGCGTGGACGTGAGTGCGCTGACGGACGACGAGTACAACGCCGTGGTGAAGGTCAAGATGCAGCCCGGTGCGGACTTTGACAGCATGGTTCGCCCGTACATCCCGGCCCCCATCCCCGAGGCCATCTACGTCAACACGGACCGCGCAGCGCGGGACTTTGACGAGATCGGGGGTATGCCGCAGCGGGCCGAGCGGGGCGGATCAGACACGGCCACAGAGGCGGGGATCATCGAGAGTCGCAACAGGGGCCGCACCGGCTTTGACGGCAAGGTGCTCGCCCAGACGTGGCGGCTGATCTACAAGAAACTCAACGACGCGCTGGACTACACGATGACGGTGCCGCGGGCGGTGCAGCTAGAGGGCAGTGACGGGCAGGCGTTCACGGCGATGGTGGACCGGGAGATGATCGCAGGCGACTACGACGTGGATGTGGACGTGGAGGAGATGAAGCCGTCTAACCCCGGTATGGAGGTGGCGCAGACGATTCAGTTGATACAGGCACTTGGCCAGATGCCGCACTTTGCTTCTGACGAGGTGCTGGTCAGGGAATTGTTTGCCAAGGCCAACATCCGCAACGAGCGGTTTGTGCAGAAGATGGCCGAGGCGGCTGGGCGGGCCGTACAGATGCAGGAGATGCAGGCGGCCACGGCGATGGCCGCGGCGCAGTCGAAGATGCAGCCGGAGGCCGGACCCCCGGCGAGCGAGGCGCAGGCGGCTTCACAGGCGGCTGCGGGTAACCAGACGCCCCGCATGAGGGGCGCGAGATAAGGAGATGGAGATGTTCAAGACGATCCTTGTAACCGCACTCATGCTATTTGCTGTGGGCGCGATGGCTGGCGAGAAGTTCCCCCCGGTACCGGA